TGTTGAAGGATTTACTGCGTGTGATTCTGAGGGATTACAAACAGGCGTGATAGCACAAGAGTTAGCATTAGTTCTACCTAACGCAGTTACCGAAAACGAAAACGGAATGAAGCAAGTTAACACCGACCCAATCTTTTGGTCAATGGTCAAAGCAATCCAAGAACTATCAACCCAAAACGCAGCACTTGAAGCACGTTTAACAGCACTAGAGGAATAACAAGATGGCTGAATTAACAGCAGAACAAATCGCAGCACACTACGCAGCTTGTGGTGATTCCGTAGCATTAATCAACGGCAGTCAGCCAGAAGGTATGTCCGATGAAGATTGGGCAGATACAGTGTCTCGCAACAAGGAGCATTTGGTTCTTATGTTGACTAAAGACTACTGGACTGATGAAGATATGACGGCTATTGAAGCTGCTGCTGCTTAATATATCTATGTGGTCAACAGTCGGTGAGGTTTACGCGGTAATGATTCAGCCAGCCCCAGTGGGCCAGGTTGTCGTGGCCGAACCCCAAACCGACCAGGGGCAAAATAATGAGCGATTCGCCGTCAGGAAAATAAACGGGGTCCTGGCGTATGAAAACCGGGGTCCGATTTCGACTTTATATTGGGTGGCTAGATTTTGATTGTCGAGCTAATGGCCTTAAATGCCAGCTTTGCAGTGATCAAAGAGGGTTTGAACAACGGCCGCGACCTGGTACAAATGGGCCAGGCATTATCCAAATGGTTTACGGCATCCAGTGAGATTAATAAAAAACCTGGCAATAAAGTGGGTCAAGGTAGCGCCCTGGAAAGTTGGCAAGCACAAGAATTAATCAGGCGCCAGCGTAAAGAATTGGAGTTTGCGATTTCCAAAACGCGCCTCCAGGCGTGGAGTGATTTTATAGCATACGAGGCACAATGGCACCGCGAGCGAAAAGAAGAGGCGCACGCATTAAGAGTTAAAAAAGCAGCGCGTGCAAAAGCAATGGCCAAAAATTTAAATATTGCCATTACGGTCGGGCTGGTAATGATTGGCGCCATGGGGTTATTAATTGGCGTCGCAGTTTATATAAAAGCTAACCCGGTTGGCAATTTTTACGGGCACCATTCAACCTTTGAAAAAGTGACGAAATGAATATGGAAAATAGACAACCATTAACCGACGAAGAAATTGAGCAAATTGCATCCAGGGCAAGTGAAATTGCTTATGCCAGATTTTATCAAAAAGTCGGCGAAAGTGTGGTCCGAAAAGGTTTATTTATCCTGGGCGCAGGGGCGGCCGCAATCTGGTTTTATATTAATGGGGACCTAAACTAATGACCATGATTATTGAAATGTTGCGCGCCCATGAAGGCGTAGAAACGCACGCGTATAAATGCACGGCCGAAAAGATCACCATAGGGGTGGGGCGCAATATTGACCCGGCGGGTGGCATTGGTTTATCCGATGATGAAATTGATTTTTTATTGGCCAACGATGTGGCCAGGGTCAATAAAGAATTGCTTTTAACCTTCTCCTGGTTCGCAGAATTGGACGAAGTGAGAAAAGATTGCATGATTAATATTTGTTTTCAATTGGGATTGCCCAGGTTAAAGAAGTTTAAAAAGAGCCTGGCATATATGGCAAATGGTGATTTTGATTTGGCCGCCGATGAATTTTTGGACAGTAATTGGGCCAGCCAAACACCAGCAAGGGCGAATGAAATAACACAGATGATTCGATCAGGAGATTATTAAAATGCTTGGATTAATTAAAACGCTGGTCGGCGTCGGTGGTACTTTTCTTCAGGGGAAAATGGACAACAAAAAAGCCGAGATCGAAGGGCGAAATAATGCCATCCAGGAGAAGCTAAAACAGTCGGGCACCTGGGACGAAATACACGCGAAAAACAGTGGCGAATCCTGGAAGGATGAATGGTTTACTTTGCTCTTTTCCATTCCCCTGGTACTGGCATTTATACCGTCAGCGGTGCCCTATGTGGAGCAGGGTTTTAAAGTTTTAGACATGATGCCAGATTGGTATAAACAAGCCCTGGCGGTCCTGGTTGCGGCTTCTGTTGGTTATCAAAAGCTAACACAGTTATTCACCAAAAAAGCCATGGGAAAATAATTAATTAAATATTCTATTGACTAGGGCGGGACCTATCTTTAGAATGCCGTGGCAGTAACAAGCAAGACGAAGTTAGGTTGCAAAACTCGCTTGTAAGTCTTTGTTTTTGTTACTCGCTGTTTGTAGCTGTTTGACCTGTTTATTGTTTTGATAATATCATTATAATCAACAACTTAGGGTACATAAGGCCCATGCCTTCTAAGCCGTAGGTCGCGGGTTCGAATCCTGCAGGGCGTGCCAATAAATGCCTATATATCAAGACCTTATAAGGTCTTTTTTTATGCCTGTAATTTGGGTTGCAAAAAGATTGCAAAAAGATTGCAAAACCATAGGCAAAAAAAAGGCCGCTTAATAAAGCAGCCCTGGGCTTTTCATTATGGTTATCCCATGAATTTTGCCAGGCTAAAACCTTCCAGGCTGGCATCAACCCAGTTTATATCTTCATGCCTGGCGTCGTAATTATCCGTCATTTTCTCGCTGGCGTGCCCGGCCAATTGTTGTGGCGCGCAGCCTTGCTTTTTGTGTTCATGGATAGCTAACGCACGCCCCTGGTGGAAGCCTGGACGCTGGACCATGGGTAAGTGGTCATAAGCGCCTGTCACGTCGTCGCGTAGGCGTTTAAACTCTTTGGTTAGATAGTCTTTATTGATATAACTAAAATGGATTCCAGCGGCTTTTTGGCGCTCAGTGTAGGCCCTGGGTTTACGGTGAATTAAGTATGGCGACACAATATTAACGCGATCTTTTCCAAGCGTCCTGGTTAATACTTCATTCAGTTCTGGCGTGATTTGAATGGCCAAATAACCCGTATCATGTTTGTGCGTTTTTTCCTGGACCACATACAAAACGCCGTCTTTTATGTTTTCCTTTTTCATATTGCAAATGTCGCCCCGGCGCTGAGTGGTCAGCATACAAATGTCCATGGCTTTTTGCATCCAAGGTTCAGCGGCGTTATAAATCATTTTCCAACCGTCTTTATTATGGCGCTCGACTTCTGGCGGGTTGCCTATTTTCAAACAAGGCGTCGCGGGGTTTGTGTCTAATTCACCTTTAGTTTGTCCATAGTTCAAAGTGGCCACAAATACTTTTCGGGTTTTGTCGCGCTCGCGTGCGTGACCTTCGCTTTCTTCCGGGTCATAAATACCATCAAGAAATTGTGATATGGCCATGGTAGTTAATTGGCGGCAATTCCACCCATCAAAGTAAATTTTAATCTTTTTATGCGCGCCGCGAATTTCATCAATAGACGCTTTTTGCAAAGCCTTTTTACCTTTTAAGTTTTTCTTAAACGCCAGGTAACTATCGCATAATGATTCAACAGAAGTGGATGGATGCAAAACAGAATCAACCAGGGAGCTTGCGCCAATGAGTTTATCATTTAACGATTTAGCAGCCTTTATGGCTTCGACTTTATCTTTGCCCATACCATGAAACTTTTTGGTGGTGGGGTGTTTATAACGGTAATAAACAGCACCCGTTCCCTTGCCGTTGGTGGTTTCATAAAGATTCAATGGCAGCCTTTGCGTGGCCTTTGTTTCCCGATAGCGCATAATTTAACCTCAACTATTTAATACCCTATTCACCAGATTATCGGCGGGGTTTTCGTAAGCATAACTTACAGCATGGCCATTGGCAATATAATAAACGCCACCCATTTTGACGCCTTTAATTTTACCCTGGTTAATCCAGTTACGGACGGTGTAGACACTGGGAGCCGAGCCAGGTGCGAATTGATGTTTTAGATACTCTGGAATAGTCATTAATTTTTCATTCATTTTGTTAGTTCTCAATAGCATTATTAAAGTTAAAAAGGTAATTCTTCTCTGAACTCAGAAAAGTCATAACGGGTAATGTTTGGGTATTTATCGCTTTCTTTGACGCGGATAGAAAACGGGATGGTGCCGTTGCCAACATTGTCCAAAATAGCGTCGGTGGTATGTTCCTGCAATGTCGGAAAATGGGCAGTTATCCACGCGTGCGCTCTATCGGCAGCATACCCACCATGAGCCGGGCAAACCCAAGTTGAAAAGTCACCGCCGCTGGTGCAATAAGTGACCCGGACCGAATCGGGTTTGCCAAGTTTTTTATGCCTAGCAATATTCACATTATTGACGTTATACCATTCGTGTTTTATTGGGATAGGCAAAGCCAAATCCACCAAAAGGGCGGCCGTGCTGGCAGTTTGGTCATGGGTTATATCGCGTGGAAACAAGTGGCCACATTCGGGGCATTTAGTGCAAGACGCCGCCATTATTGTTTTGCAAATCGGGCACGTCCTGGACGGAGGCGCTCCCTTGCTTCCCTTTGCCTTTTGTTCGCCTTGTGGATTCAGCGCGTTAATGGGTCCATGGCGTTGAGTATTACCACCGAAATCTAGGACCAGGCAATCGTTCTTACTTTCAGCCAGGCGCATACCCCGGCCGCACATTTGGACATATAACCCCTGGCTTTGAGTGGGTCGCAAAAAGACGAGCATATCAATCGCCGGCGCGTCAAACCCGGTCGTTAAAACGTCGCAGTTGGTCAAGCATTGAATGTGCCCGGCCTTAAATCGCTCCAGGATATAATCGCGCTCGTCGGTGGGCGTGGCCCCGGTAATGGTGGCCGTGGTAATGTTATGCTCTGCAATAATTTCGGCCATCTTTTCGGCATGGTTAACACCGGTACAAAAGATCAGCCAAGATTTACGCTGGCGTCCATAAGCTAAGATTTCAACTAACACCATTCTAGCCAGGGCGTCGTTGTCGGTGAGCGCGTGCAATTGATCCGTTTTGTAATCACCCGCCCTGGTGTTGATTTCTGACAGGTCAAATTCGTTATCCATGGCCTTGGGCACCAGGGGAGATAAATAACCGTCGTTAACCAATTGCATTACATCAACGTCATAAGCTATATCAGTAAAAATTCGATCGTCACCATCAATGAGTGAACCAGAATTAAGCCTGTAAGGTGTTGCCGTTAATCCCACCACCCGAATTTTAGAGTTAATCACATTCATGCTTTTTAAAAATCGCAAATACATTCCCATTCCCTTTTTGGGGACCAGGTGGCATTCGTCAATAATAATTAAATCAATATGGCCAATTTCGGTGGCTCGTTTGTGGACCGATTGGATTCCGGCAAAAATAATGTCGTGGTCCGTATCGCGTCGATTTAAGCCGGCCGAATAAATTCCCGCCGGGGCGTCCGGCCAAAGCGTCATTAATTTATCGTAATTCTGAGCAATCAATTCTTTTACATGGGTTAACAAAAGCACGCGTTGCCCTGGCCATTGCTGCATCAATCCGCGAATAAATTCCCCGGCAATAACAGATTTACCGGCCGCCGTTGGAAGCACCAGGATAGGGTGCCCGGTTGCGTTCTCTTCAAAATATGAATACAGCGCGTCGATTGAATCCTTTTGATAATCGCGTAATTGCATATTAAATACCAAAATGCCGAGATTGATAACCAGGCTTTTCGTGGCCAAATCGTGTGGTTAAAAAATGACAAAAGAAGCCGGTTTTTTTGTATATTTCTAAAGCCTTTTCGTAATTACCTTCACGCAATGCTCGTTGCATTGGCACGTTGGTAATACCCAAGCGCCTGGCTTTAAATACGACGGCTTGTGAAGGTTTGTTAATTATTAAACCAATGTCTTTAACCGTTTTTAAATGGTAATTATTTAAAAGAAATTGTGTGTCCTGGTCACTCCAGGGGAAACGGGGAGCATTTTTTATTTTATTATTTAACATTTATTTTTGGTCCTATTTTTCCCGTCAAAAACGGGTTGTAATGCGCCTTGTTTAAATCATCAAAATCGAGATCAAACTCTGGCGCGTTTTTAAAAAACAACGTGCAGCGATTAACAACAGCCGCCCTTGAGCGACCCAGTTTTTTGGCGATTACCGACGGTGGTAAAATGTCTCGATTTTTAGCCAGGTAATTATGTTCAGTTTTCGTCCACCTTTTCCTGGACCCGCTTTTTTGAATACCTAACCTGGCCGCCCGGTCTTTTATTGCGCCAGAAGATCGTTCCATTTGATTGGCCAATATTTCGTTGGTATAGCGGACATAGTTAAATCGCAAAAATTGATCTTCTTTATCGGTCCATCGTTTCACAGCCATCATTCGTTGCCATCCACAAAGACGCCACCAAAAGCAGCACGTAAGCTATCAGCGCCAGGGTCGCCCAAGAGGGCAGCCGGGGCAGCTTGCAGTTCGTTGCTTGTGTATGATTTATCACCCTTAACGCCGTTGTAAAATTCCACACCGTCGATGGTTCGGTATGAGATACGGTTATTAACCGGGTCCATATCCACCATTTCATGGGGCACAAGGTTTGGATTAAATAAGTGCTTTTCACACCCCAGACGTTGTTCATCGGTTGATATTTCTTTATCGTGAAAAGTGCATTTCCAGCCACCGTTTTTAATGTCGGCAAATGAATGCACGCACGTTCTGCAATTAACCTGGGGCAATTCGTCGCGGTGGCAAACGTCCTGGTGGTCGCAGAATTTACACTTGAAAAAGTCGGCCCTAGTGCTTATGCCAGGCGGTGGAATATCGGTTGCTATGATGGTCCTGGCCTTTTCGACCAGCGCCAAAGCATCCTCCTGGTTGTACTTAAAACGCTCTGTATACAGCTCGTCGGTGTCTTTGCTTACTGCCATATACATTGCGCGTTCAAGCCCCAGGCCGTGCATATAAACCTGCATTTGGGCATAATGTTCGGGTTTAGATTCGCGCACGCCGTTCTTTTTTAGCAGCGCAAACGATTTATGATTGTGGGTTTTAAATTCCAGTAAATGGGCTTTGTTAGGGGATTCTGGCAGCCCTTTGGCCACCCCGTCACAAGAGCCGGCAAAGTGGCCGCCGTGAAACGTGCAGCCAAATTGTTTTTGGTTTTTATCAACAGCCCAAACTTGGACATTAATTGATGATAGATCACGAATAAAATAATCTTCCTCGTCGTGGCCGCGCTTAAATAGGCGCAGCACGCGCCCAGGGAAATTGGGCACGGTGGCCCAACGGAAGCCATACCACAGCGCCCGGTTGCACTCGCGGCCGATCATACTTGCGCCAAGATGCGCGCGGCTTGATTCAACATGATTTGTTTCAAACTTGCGATAAATCGCCTCTATAGTGCTGTTATAAGGTGGTGGTATGGCAGCCATTAGATTATCCCCAAGGTGGAGCAGCTACGGCCGCTGTTGGTGGTGGAGTGGGTCGGCCAACCATTGGTGCAGCCGTGGGCTGGTTAGCGGCAGGGGCAGTAAATGACACATCATTTGATGGTTCATATCCGTCGCGCTGGCTAATCTTTAAACCCATGACAAACGGTTTGCCGTGCAATTCCTGGGTGTCGCCCATTTGCGGTGGTAAACCTAAATTACTCATTAATACCGCCAAATCTTTGCGGCCAATGTTTTCAGCGACCGGGTTGGGGTTGACGATATTAAGGCGGTGCCAGATTTTGCGATTAACGTGCGCGCCATCCAATACCTGGCAAACTAATTCCAAATATTGGCCGGTGCCCGCTTTGGTATCTTTTACGGCCGATTCAATCACCATGGCGTTATATTTACCCTGGGGTAATGGCTCAAAGCCGCCGCGATCGTCAGACGTGTCGATTCCTGTTGCATCAAAAGAAAATTGCATTATTAATACCTTTTTTAGTTACGGATTTTATTGGCAATGTTTGCCAAGGTGGGGTATTCGTAGGGGTCCAATTTGCCGGAGCGGTCTTTGGCCTCATACTGAATGTCGCGTGAAGTTTGCAGGGACCGCTCAATAACACCATCGGCGTTTTTCGTTAAGCGGAGACAAAAAACTTCGTCGAAAAAATAGGCCAAAGATTGCGCCAGGCGTGCGCCAGGCATAGATGGCATAAAGAGTAGGGTATTGGCATGATCGTCGTTTACCCGGTCCATCTTGGCGGTCATAACCACATTGGTGGGCAGATCACGGAATGATCTAATCAGCGCCGTCATTTGGTCTATTAGGGCACCATAAGCCTGGCGTGGGTCTTTGGTTTTTGCCTTTTCAGCGTTTAGCACGACTTCGGCAATTTCGCTGATCGAATCGAGGCAAACCCATTGATAGGGGTGTTCGCCTTTGAGGTGGTTAAATATTTCATACACATCATCAATTGACGTGACCACACAAATATCGACCAAAGCGTTGTCTTGGATAGATAACAAGCCACCTTCGGCGCTTATGATTAAGGTTTTTTCATCGTCCGGGGCACTGGTGCAAAATACAGTTTTGCCAGCGCCAGCGGGTCCGTAGATCAAAACCTTAATGCCGTTTTGCAATGCGGCGTCTTTCGCGCTTATGAGTTGAATAGCCATTACGCAGCATCCTCCTCAACCAGTTCAACCGTGACAGCGACTTTGGCCGGCTTGGCGATTACCGCCCGGCTGATTTCGTTGTAATATTCCGGTTCGTTCAATTCGATGTGGCGCAATGCTTTTACGTCGATGGTGGGTTTGTAGCTAAATACTTTGCTCAAAATCGCTTCGGGCATTTTCTGTTTAAGTAGGTCCAGGGCATCAAAATCAATTCGCCTGGTGACTTTGCCAACCGTTTTGATTTTAAAATACTTGCCATATTCGCTGGTCGTTCCTTCGTCTTTAACCCCGGCCAAATGAATGATGTGAAGTTCAGCGTTTAACACTTCTTGTTTGACTAACTCCATTCTGTTTTTTGCTTCTTGCAGCGTGAACGCCGCCTGGTCAATTTCCGTCGGTGTGTGCATATTTTTTCCTTTAAATTAATTCGACTAACATTTGACTAACAATCAGGACCGCTAAAAAAAACAAAGTGTGCGTCATGCTGTTAAACCCACCCAAAACCAAATAGAGCAAATTGCATATATCAATATCCCTAGGGTGTTTATGGCCAACGTATAATTTGAAATTTTCATACTCATACCTTTAGTGTTAGGTTTAAATAGCATTACTAATTAAACCAGTGTTAGGTTTAAATAGCATTTGGGGCTAAAAAAACTGGCCTTACAGGATTTTATGCAAAATTTCGCAATCTATCCCTGGCCAGTTTGTTTTTTCGCCTCTGTTATTATTCTTAAAATCGTTTGTTCGTCAAAATTACTTAATAAATCCAGTGATAACAGCGTTTTAACGTCTGTTAAATCTAACCTGGTCGTTTTTACTTCCAGCGGTTTAATTGGCTGGCCCGATATAATCATCTTTGAGTCCCCCAATTAATGTAAGTTAAACTTACAGCAATAAATATACACAAACAAAAAAAGACAAGCAATAGCATTTGTTGTTTTAGTGCTAATTAATGTTGCTAAAAGGGCAAAATCAGAATTATTCCTAGACAGTTATAAAAACAACCAGGCATAAAAAAACCCCAATTAAGGGGCTTTTTCTCATTGCTGTTAAATTAATATGAGTCGATTATATTTCTAACAGCTTTGATTTGGTCGGGCGTTAATTCGCTCAGTTTGTGGCTGATTGCTTCTATGTCTTTTATAGTTTTTCCAAAGTTTTCTGGGATTGAGCGGTCGTTGTCGTCCATCAACCAGTGAAGTGGGGCACCGGTTATTATGGCTAATTTTCTAAGGCGGGTCCGGGTGGGTTCGTTTCTGACTTCCGGGTCGTTTGATTCCCAAAGCGATACAGCCGGGCGTGATACGTCCAGCAAGTCGGCTAATTGTTGTTGTGTCATTTTGGCATGGTGCCTGGCAGCTTTTATTTTGTGATGTAATACGTCGGAGTTATTCGGCATTAGTTGTCGCTCCCATTGGTGGGCCTTGCTGGCATTGCTCGTTAAGATTATTTCCAAAGTTTGTTTTAAGATACGAAAAAATTGGCGCTAGGTAATTCAAGGGTGGGGAAGTGCAAGCCATGTGGTCGGTGAATATAATGTGCCAGCTATAGCCTTCGCGCATCCAGGCAAGTTTCTTTGCACAGTTATTCGGCAAATCCGCAACGCGTAAATTATTATTAGTGTTTAGCATAAAGCCTCCAAGGGTATTATTACCCGTTGCGAAGATTGTATAACACCAAATAGCTAGGTGTAAAGTTATGCTTACCAATTAATTTAGACTAAATGCAAAGCGCGCTATTATACATTTGTTTAAATGGTAATTAAAACTTACAATCTGTTCAAATCAACAAACAACGGAATGAAGGTTTTAATATCATGGCTAGGAAAAAGAACATATTGACCGGCAAGGATAAAATGGCCGATTACACCAAATCAGCAATCGCTTTTGCTGGTGGTCCCGCAGCCCTGGCACGGCATATTCGCGCTCAAGGCCACACAATCACCACCCAGGCGATTAGCCAATGGCAAGGCGTGCCCAGTAACCGGGTGATTATGGTGGAACAAGCCGCAGAGGGTTTGGTATCAAGACACGAAATGCGACCCGACGTATTTGGTGATGGCCAATGATGCGTTACACACTGTTTACCAGTGTTAAAAACAGCATAGGCAAAAGCGCATCCAGGCCGTGGCCAGATTTTGTAAAAGACCATTTGAGCGATCACCAGGTAATAAACAATAAAGACGCCGGGCTAATGTATAGCGGCGCTGTTTACGAAATGGACCCGCCAAAGCGCGGTGATGCAAACGTTGATTCAATGTCGATGATGGTTGTCGATTATGACAATAGCCAGGGCATTGGCCTTGATTCTAAATGTTCGGGGTTGCCCACATTACCCCAGGACGTTGAGCCAGAATTAGCCGGTAATGCCTACGCGTTTCATTCGACCCACAGCCATGGCAAAGATTGGCCCAGGTGGCGCCTGGTGATTCCGTTTGATCGTTTGGTTAGCCGGACCGAATGGCCTATTGTTTTCAATTATGTGTTTGAGCGCATTTTAGGTTCGGATTTAAACATCGACACGACTTGCAAAGATTTAAGCCGCGCTTATTGGCAACCCGCTTGCACAAAAGACACCATCGACGTGGCGTTTACCGGGTATCAGGAGGGCGAATTATTAAACATTGACGAAATTATGGACCAAATGCAGACCACCATATCGCCCGAATTTATGGCAGCTATGGCCGATAACGTGGTTAACCTGGTGACTAAACAAGCGCCAAAACCATTGGACGAATCACGCGTGCCAGAAGGTAGAAACGATTATTTAAAGCAGATCGTGGCGGCCATGCTAGAAAGGGCCGAGCCACTAGAAGAAATCATTTGCCAGGTCTACCAAGCCGACGTTGATAAACATGGTGCGAATGCCTTGTTTACCGACGCAGCCGAGGGCATGAAAGGCTCCCCAGGTATTAATTGCATGGGATTCGTTACCAATGTCATAAGGTCGATTGATTCAATGCGAACCAGGGCGGCGATTGAACCACAATTGCCGACCATGCGCCCGGTGAATGTGGTCCTGGATAACAAAGACTTATTAAACATCGAGCCACCGGCCAAATTTGAGATCGTTCAAGCGTCTAGCCTTTATGGGCATGAGCCAAAACCCATGGAATGGATCATGGAGGATTGGATGCCCAGGAGCCAAACCACACTTATTTATGGTGATGGTGGCGTGGGTAAAACCCAGTTAATACAGCAATTAATGTCGTGCGTTGCCACCGGGCGGCCATTTATGGGCGTCGAATGTGCCGAGGGTCCAGCAATGGGTTTCTTTTGTGAGGACGATATTAACCAGCTACACCGGCGCCAGGCGTCCATCAATACATTGTATGGGATGGATTTTCGGGGTTTAGATAATTTGTATTTAAGCGCACGACCAGCCCAGGACAATTTATTGATGGAATTTGACGGCAAAAATGTCAATGGCGTTAAAACCCAAATATGGCACCAATTGCGCGAAAAAGTGGGCGATATAAAACCCGCCATGCTAACGATTGACACAGCAGCCGATACATTTGGCGGTAATGAGATCGACCGGCAGCAAGTGCGTCGATATATCCAGGGTTGTTTAACGTCGTTGGCATTGGAGTTTGAAATGGCTTTGGCTCTGTTATGCCACCCGTCGGCGTCAGGTATGGCCAATGGAACGGGCGCTGGTGGTTCGACCGCCTGGAGCAATACGGGGCGTTGTAGGTGGTGGGTTTTCCCTAACCCGGAAAAGGGTTGTATCACCATGAAGATAATGAAAAACAATTACGGCAAAAAAGATTTAGAGATAGATTTTAAACATAACGGTGATGGTTTTGCGCCACACCATCAAGCCGACGTGGATAACTTTGTGGACCAATTAGCCTACGATTTGAACAAAAAATGGATCATTGAAAAGATCGCTTATTGCAAAGATCGAAACATCAATTTGTCGATGAATGTCCGGGGCAATTACTACCCTAAACAATTACTAGCATTGGCAAAAACGGATAAATATAACATCGACTTTGAAACCATCGAATCTATTGTTTATGGCATGGATAAGAAAGGCCAGATTGAGCATTTAGAGCGGGGCAACCGCAATTCTAGGGGTTCATCTTTTATCTATAAAGGCGTTTAAATAATGGCTATTTTCACCAAAAAAAGTGCGGCAACAATGCGGCGTAGAATCACTTTTTTGCGGCACGCTTATGCGGCAACGTGCGGCATAGTGCGGCGTAGAAATCAAAACGTCCATATAGCTGGCGATAAACGCGGCGCTCGTGCGGCGCGGG